ACCGACCACGTTGATAGTATACCACAATGCCCTTCTTAAAGTCACCCTTAAGGAGGTTATTTTTATGGCAAAAGCGAAGTATAAGAGACGCGCAGACGGTCGTAAGGAAGCCACGATCCGGATTGACGGAAAGCGGATCCACGTCTACGGCTACACTGACTTGGAGATTGAGCTGCAAAAAGAAGAACTGATCAAAGCATCCCATGACGGGACACTGTATGTCGACAAGGTAACAACCTTTCGGGAATGGTCGGGAACATGGCTGGAGCTGACAAGGCCTAACAGGTCAGTCAATACAATGAAGATGTATGACAGCGCCGTAGCAAAGCTCGATGCGATCCTTGGAGATTATCCGCTGTCTTCCCTGAAGACGTCCGATCTGCAGCTTGCGCTTAATCAGTACGCGGACAATCCGAGGACTCAGGAAATCCTTTACATCACCCTTGGCCAGATCTATAGCAAGGCCATAGCCGAGGAAATGATTGTCAAGAATCCGTGTACGAAGCTTGAGAAGGTGAAGTATAAAGCACCTGAAAAGAGATCTCTTACAGATGCGGAGAAGGATGCAGTTGAAAGGGCTGAGCTGAAGCCCTCGGACAGGATTCTTCTTGACCTGCTCTATTACTGCGGACTGAGAAGAGGGGAAGCCCTGGCGCTGTCCCGGAGCCAATTCAATCTGAAGAAGTGGACCGTCAAAATCGACGCTGCTATTGTCTTTGTGACGGACAGCTCTTCTGATCGGAAGCCCATGCCAAAGACCGAGGCGGGATTTCGGACGCTCCCCATCCCTTCGCCGATCCGGGCGAGGCTCGCCGAATATCTTAATAATTTAGATGGGATTTACCTCTTTACGAAGCAGGACGGCGGCTTTATCACGCACAACAGCTATAGGAGCTTGTGGAATAGAATTTTACTCGCCGTCAATACCGCTGCCGGTGGAGTGAATTACTATGACAAAGATAAGCGAAAGACTCTTATGCAGATAAACGCAATCCCGGGGCTCACCGCGCATGTCTTCCGACACAACTACTGTACGATGCTCTATTATGCAGGCGTGCCGGTCAAGGATGCTCAGTATCTGATGGGACATGCCAACCCCATGACGACACTTAGCATATACACACATCTCGACCAGATGAACACATCCTCTGCCGAGCTCCTTGAGAATTACTTGACCGGTACTTAACCAAAGCTTTATCATCTGACGACATTTTGACGACCACCGCCTTCCTTTTCATGCCGTGACGACAGTTTGACGACCGCTATTTTCACCTATTTTCACCCATTTTCGCCTATTACAGAACAAACAAAAAATGCCGGAAAAGCCTTTAAATATCAGCTTTTTCCGGCATTTATAAGGTCTGCGCCTCCGGGGACTCGAACCCCGGACACCCTGATTAAGAGTCAACGTGAGAGCCTTGATTTTATGCGGAGTTTCGGCACAGCTGACGACATTTTGACGACCACAAAAACCTTAGTGCGTTTTGCAAGTTATAATCAAGTTTGCTCGCTTACTCAAGTAATTTAATCAACGCATCCGCATCGAGATATGTCACGCCGCCGAGCGCCGCCGTCAGGCCGTCGCCAAAGCGTCCGGGCTTCTCGATTCCGGCCGGATCGCGTCCCCTCAAGGAGCAGGCAATCTCTGCATAGGTTACGAGCCACTGCTCTTCACCGTATCGGATATAATGACCTTCAAGCTCGCCCTTTGTCAGCGGTCCGGGGATGCCGTCAATCTTGAGATTGATGCCATAGTCCAGATTCATGGTTTTCTGCAAGACGGCATAACCGGCCTTCCTGGTCTTCGGACCGAAAACGCCGTCAATCTTAAGCGGATCATATCCGGAGCCCGCGATGAAAGCATTGACAGCTCTCTGGCCATCGGCGACAACTTTCCGAACGCCTTCGTACTGTTCAGCTCCGTCCAGATATTCCGCAACGCGCGCCCGGAACTGCCCCCACGTCCAATTGGAGCCGTCGCCGGGATTGTCGATATACGGGGACGGGCAATGCTTGGTCGTGATATCGCCGTGACGGAGCAAGTGATCCATCGGGATATCATATTCCGACATAATCCACGCTGCGAGTCGTGCGCATGCTTCCTGTGTGGCCTGCGTGAAAAACCAGCGGTCGCCGATCGAGTACGTCGCGCACTCGATTCCGATCGTGTTCGAGTTGCGCGCGTACGGGTGGATATACCGGAAGCCCGAAGACGCTCCGACGTGCCAGAGCTTGTCAGTAACCTGAGCGGCCTGATAGCAAGTCCCGTCTTTGCTCACATAAAAATGACCTCCATAGCCACCGCCATAGAGGTCAGGATTCTCGCCGTTCACGCCTAAGTAGTGTATAGCGAGGTATTCATGTGAGTTTGCGTTGTGGGCGGGTACTTCTCCCGCGTTTTCTGCTATCCGGTCGATGATCTCCGGTCTTTCCATGGTTTTTCTTGCCTCCTTTGTGTCATACTGCGTTAAATTGTGCTTTTTGATGATGTCCATGACTGCCGTTGTATATCCGGGATCCGTGCAGTATCCGCGGCTCCGTACGCCCTCTATCAGCGTGTACGGGTCACGCTCGCCGAGAAGGTCGCGATACTTATATGATCCGTTATCGAGCTTTGCATCATGCAGGAATTGGCAGAAGTCCGCAAGCCCGCAGAAGTAACTCGGATATTTCCGGAATTCGGAAAATTTATATATCTTTTTATCGCCGTACCATTCCGGAGACTTTTTGGCGTACACGTCCCCGTTCCAGTATGCCGATTTCCACGTGTCGTTGAGCAGGTCTGCCTTCATTCCGACGACATTGTAAATACCTTCTTGGGATAGGTCTGTGGAGCCGTAACCGGTCTCCTGACACGTTTGCGCGATTAAGACCGACGGAAGATAGCCGTACAGGTTCGCGGCTCTCTGAGCGTCTTCTGCGAGGAGTTCAATCCACTGTTTTTCTGTCATGTCGTCACACCTCCATATACAGAACAAGCGGAGAGCCTCAGCTCCCCGCCTTTGTAAGTAAAGTTGTTTATTTACTCGCCCTTGTCTGCCTCGTCCTTTATCTTGCCGAGCTTGTCACGTATAAATGACGGTATGACGATGCCCGCCTGATCAAGATTTTCAAGAACGCTGAGTGCTTCCATGATGACGATGTAAATACTCATAAAGGTTGCTACATGAGCCTGCGCGAGCGCCTTGATGGCGATTTCCGCGATATAGGCAAGGATTACTACAAGCAACTCGCCGCCCTTGCGGAAAAGCCCCGTACGCATTTTGGTGCTGTCCCATGTGCCGTTGACCGATGCCTGAATCCACCCCGTCACGATGTCCGCGGCGGCCCCGATGACGGGGAACAGGAAAATCCAGTACGAATGTGTGTATTCGATGTCAAAGATGGAATTAATGATAGCTTCCAAAGCTGTGCCCTCCTCATTAAAAAGAGCGGAGCATTGCCCCGCCCGTGATTAGTTATGCGAATGTGTACTGCAATTAGATGTTTAGTGCCTTAAATGCCCGTTTAGTGCATTAAGTTACGCTCCTGCAAGAACCGTCATATCCGTATATCTGATGCATAATGTATCCATCTTGCGCCCGTATAAATCTCTGTCTGCGCCCACACGCACAAGTTTGACGGTCTTTGTAACTGTGTCGATAAGCACCACATTTGCGGCATCTTGTGACTTTTCACCTGCTGTACGCCTGAGTGCATCGTTTGCGCCTGATACAAGTGCCGTTGTGACCGCAATACATAACTGATTCGGATAGCTGGAATTATACCCCACATAATCACTGTGAGAATGTCCGCAAAGATAGCATGTAAACTCACCACCACCGTCAATGTAAGACTGCACAACATCCTGTATAGATGTTGGAAACTCATCATATGTCCACGGTTTGCCGATAATGCTAAAACTGCAAGATATCTGCGTGAAATCGGACATAGGAGCATGTTCTGCGATTACTACCGCATATCCTGCCGTTTTCGCCTCTGCGAGCCTCTCTGCTAACCATGTGTTCTGCGCTGTCAACTCATCGCCTGTGAGCAAGTAGTTTAATCCGATAAGGCGCACTTTATAGGTCGAATAGTCCTTATACCAGTAGGTGAGATTTTCCCCCGCTGATGTGACGCCCCAGTTAGAGATATACGGAGCAAAGTATGTCTCGTAAGCCACCGTCTGACCTATCTGATCGGAACTGTACCCACCTGTACCGTCCGCAAGATCATGATTTCCTACGACCATGAGAATATTTTCCGCACCGTCCACGCTGTCCCAGAAGTCCATGCATCCCTCTGCGTAGTTGTTCGATGCCATGTCTCCCGTACAGATAACATCCTGTATTTTACTTCCAAGGTGCTCTGCCATTTCCAGAATTCGCGCCAAGTTTGTCGCATTAGCATGGATGTCTGAAAAATGCAGAAGTCCAAGCGGATACTGCGTTGACCCCATGAGCGGTTTTCTCATAGCATTTACTTTTGCGGATACATCGTGATTGAGCGATACGATATCCGTTGCTGTAAGATAATCCAGCTTGTCAAGTTCCGTCTGTATATCTTCCGCTTTTACACTGTATGCTTCAAGCGTACACGATGCCGTTTCTCCAGAAGCAGGAGCAAGTTCGATTGCAATGTACTTTCCAACCTTGCCAGAACTGTTCTGCGTTGCTGTAAAGATGAATTCGTATGTCTGCCCTATAGTCGGATTTGTGCCTTCAACTATAGTCAATACCTGTATAATGTGGTCTGTTGAAAGAGATTCATAGTCTGTTGTTCTCAGCGACCACTTTCTACCGCTTGAGGATGAGGTGAAGGCAGTAAATGTCACTTTTACGATATATCGCTGTCCTACAGCAAAATCCATCGGATAATAGAAAACAGCGCCCTTTGTCGTTGTTGTGACAGTTTCATTGACCCTCTGCGTTCTGACTTCTGTGAGAACTTCGTTAAAATTCCCCTCAATGGTTGAAACGCGCCTGTCAATTTTTCCGACAGCATTGTCATACAGCTTTATTGATGCGGTCATGTCGGAAACAGATATGCTGGAAGAGTTGCCGTAGTTGTGACCGTTTGCAACGTTGATATACAGTGTCCCATCGTGCGAGAAAGTATACTCACTCGCCGTAAGTTTCACCTTATCATAAGACGGATTCCTTAATTCTTCTACAATTCCAGTATTGTCATACAATGCCCATCTGATATAGAGTGTCGTTTCACCCGGAGACAGCACAAGTTTATCACCAGACTTTACGGAATAACCTTTTGACGTGCGGATGTTTTTAGGACTTGACGAGTAGGCAGGAGTAGTAGCCCACGTCCACTGACCAGATACAAAATCATCACTCGTTATGGCTGTGTATCCGTTAACTAAAGATCCATTTAGTGAAGTAATAGCATCGCCAACAACTTTAGCATCAGCCGCCGCTCCGGAGACGGAAAGCGAGCTGTCGAGCCCGATCTCTCCCT